TTTTGACCAACTTACTCGTGGCCAAACCAAACAGATGCTGACTCGTGTGCGCGGAGTGTTGGGTGAGCATCGTGCCACCGCCGCTCGCCACACCAGCGAACGTGACCCAAAATACTTGCAATTGGTAATGATGGAGCAGGCTCTGGCCAGCCGCTTGCAGGAAGACAACTTGCCAATCGCACCGGCTACACCTGTTGCTGGTGCTGCTGCACAGCCCAAGCCTGGCACTGCTGCCAAGGATCCCAAGGTTGATGCTGCAATTAAAAAATCTGCTGCTGGACAAACACTCAATCCTGAAGAACAAAAACTTGTGGCTGGTGCTGCCATGATGGCTGCCGAAAGCCGTTTGCGCCGTGTGATGAAACGTCTAAATGAAAGCGAAGTTCAACAGGCTCAAGTTGTGCTGGCTGCACAAGACATGGTTGACAAAATGCAAGGCATGCTGGAAGATGTTACAGAATTGCAATTCAAAGAATTGCCAGCTCTGGTTGATTCAATCAAGAACCAAGTGGGCATAGAACAAGCTCAACAATTCAACACAGATGCCACTGCTGCACTCAGCGGTCTAGTTGGCAACTTGCAAGGTGCCAAACAACAACTGGACACTGCATTGAATGTGGTAACTGGTCAAGCTGCACCTGGTGGCGCTGTTCCTGGAGCAGCTGATGCTGCCATGGCCGGTGCTGACATAGGTGCTGCAGATGCTGACATGGCCGCTGCTGATGACATGGGTGCTGATGCTGCCGCTGCCGCTGACATGGCCGCTGCTGACATGGGTGCTGAACCTCCTGCTGCGGCACTTGGACGAGCACGTAGATAATGCGCATAGATGAAGTTGCTTCATCTACCACAGATCCCAGCGCACTAACGGGTCTGGTGTCTTTTCTAAACGGTCGTGCCACCGATACCAACGCACAAAAACAAATCAGCCAAGCAGCATTTATCAGTCTGGCGCAGAGTCTGGACATCAATGTCAATGCTCAAAATTTGGGCGGTCTAATTGATCAACCTCCATTGAGCAACTTGCTAGAACCTCTGGATCCCAATTCGGGTGTGGTCACCTTCAAAGGTGCCGAAACAGGTCCAACTGCAATGCCAGTTGATCGAGCACAAGACATTGTTGCTGCTGCTGCCAAGTCAGCCATGAAACGTCCAATGTAATCAAACTGGTTGACAAGTTGGTGCATTGGCAGTATAATTAATACAAGGAACCAATATGGCTTATTCAGACAAGGTAGTGGACCACTACGAAAATCCCCGCAACGTTGGCAGCTTTGAAAAAGGCGATGACACTGTAGGTACCGGCATGGTAGGTGCTCCTGCCTGCGGTGACGTAATGAAACTACAAATCAAAGTCATTGATGGAATAATCACAGATGCAAGATTTAAAACATACGGTTGCGGCAGCGCGATTGCGTCAAGTTCGCTTGTTACTGAGTGGGTCAAAGGACGTACCCTTGAGCAGGCGGAAACGATCAAAAATAGCGAAATTGCTACTGAGCTTGCCCTTCCCCCTGTTAAAATTCATTGTTCGATACTTGCAGAAGATGCCATCAAGGCGGCAGTAGCTGACTACAGAATCAAACATGATCTCGTTCACTGACACTGCCCGAAACAAAATTAAACGATTGTTAGAAAAACGCGGTGGCATAGGCATACGTCTAGCAGTAAAAACCACCGGGTGTTCGGGACTGGCCTATGTGCTAGAATACGTCGATACACATGCCGGTGACAGCAGCACTATAAATTATGCTCAACCAGATTTTTCTGTACTGGTAGATAAAAAACACGAAGTGTACCTTGATGGCATGAATGTAGATTATGTTCGTCAAGGTCTCAATGAGGGTTTTGAATTTTCAAATCCCAACGAGCGCGACCGCTGTGGTTGCGGAGAAAGTTTTAGAGTTTAAATGATAGTCAACCGATACAACTACGCACCCATCAATAGAGAAACCATAGACGGCAAACGACACTACTGCTTGCCCGACGGAACCAAGGTACCTAGTGTAACCACAATCCTGGATCGAACCAAGAGTGAAGAAAAACGTCAGGTCTTGGCCAACTGGCGCAAGCGAGTAGGCGAACAAAAAGCACAAGAAATTACCACAGAAGCAGCTAGTCGTGGCACACGCATGCACAGCTATCTTGAACACTACATGCTGCATGACGACATGAAGCCCTTGCCCGGCAATCCTTTTGCACATCCTTCATGGTTCATGGCAGCAGAAGTTATTCTGCAAGGCCTGTGCCATGTGAATGAATTTTGGGGTGCAGAAGTTCCTGTTTATTATAGTGGGTTATATGCTGGTACCACAGATTGCTTGGGGGTGTGGAAAAACCGACCTGCTATCATGGATTTCAAACAGACCAACAAGCCCAAAAAGCGTGAATGGATTGATGATTATTTTGTGCAGTTGGCAGCGTATGCAGCGGCACACAACGAAACACACGGTACAACCATTGACTGCGGGGTTATTTTAATGGCCCAACAGCCCGACATGCTAGCCGACGGTAGCCTGGGTAAACCGGTGTACACAGAGTACGTGATTGAGGGCGATGAGTTTGCACACTGGAACAATGAGTGGATGAAACGAGTCGAGCAGTACTACGCCACACGCTAAATATGTGATACTTCAAGGACTATCACCGTGGCAATTGTACAAATCTCCAGAATAACTCAACGAAAAGGTCTTGCAACTGACCTACCACAGCCCTTGGCTGCTGCTGAACTAGGGTGGGCAATTGATGATCGCAAACTCTACATTGGCAATGGCACAATTGCTGAAGGCGCTCCGGTAATTGGCAACACCGAGGTACTGACTGAATTCAGTGATATTCTTAGCTATGCTACTGAATACACATATGCAGGCGAAGCAGCAGGATATGCGGTACAAACAGGTGCCACCAACGGAACACCCGAGAGTCAGAGTCTGCAATCGAGACTGGACAGCTACGCAGTAATCACTGATTTTGGCGCCACTGGCGACGGTACCACTGATGTCACAGCAGACATCAACCGAGCATTTTATGAAATATATTGTCGTGAAGTGAATCCTCAAATTCGCCGCAGCATATTTTTTCCTGCCGGCACATACATTATCACAGACACCTTGTTGATTCCACCTTTCTGCAAATTGTACGGCGAAGGGGCAGAGTCAACTGTTATCAACTTTCAAGTGCAGGCCTGGACCAACACCATTGCGTATGCATCAGGTGTGCTGGTCTATGACGCCGGCACTGCTGCCTACTACCGAAGCCTGGCTGCTGTGCCAATTGGTACAGCCATTGGATCTGCCACATACTGGCTTGCAGAATCCTTGCCGCCTTATATAGGAAGAACCACAGACAGTCTACAACAAACTGGTGCAAACATTGGATCCAACAGTGCCCTGCCACCAGGTTCAGTTGAAGTGTCAGGCATGAGATTTGTAACAAATCAAACGGAACAAAATGGTATCTTGATTGAGGCTGCTGACAATTGCGTTTTTGACAGTGTGTCCGTGGCTGGCCCCGGCACAACCACTACATTGCAAACTGCCACGGCTGATACCAGTTGTGTGGTCTGGAACAGCACTGGAAGCTACATCTGCAAACATGTGGTCTGGAACAACTGTCAATTCTCAGGCATGGTCTGGGGCACCAACACAGATGAACAGATCGAAGGCTGCACCATCAGCAACAGCACATTTGATACCTTGTATCAAGGCGTGTACCTTGGCAACACTGTGGCACCTGCGGTAGGACCAACCGGTGTGCGAATTGTGCAAAACACCTTTGACAATGTGTACGCCGAGGGTATCAGTATTGTGAATGTTGGTCTCAATGCCAGCGCCTACAACACCTTCTATGATGTGGGCAACTGGTTCCAGGGTACCACTTCTCCGGTTACCCCTGTGATTGATATCAATGGCAACAACAATGTCAGTGTGGGCGACATGTTTGAAAGGACCACTCAGTATGCTGATGCTCTGCGTCCAAGAATCAAACTGAACAATCTCAACGGCATTGCGCTGGGCATGAATGTCAGCAACATTGTGTTCTATCAGAGCAATGTGGCCAATCTCACCATGGCCAATCAGTTGGCAGTAGGCACATATCAGCGCACAGCAGGCATACGCGACATCATTGCCAATAATTCTTCAGCCAACCTGGCCTATGTCAGCGGAACATATATCAGTAGTTTTAAAATGGACTATACCATTGTTCGTGATGTGTATCGACGATCGGGTACGCTGTCAGCTGTCAAGGGGCAGGCTAGTGGTGGCACAGGATTTACATACACTGACGACTACATAGAAAACGGTGCCACAGGAGTCACCTTGATTGCTGCTGCCGACGGCGCCAATGTGCGGGTTTCCTATTCTTCAACCAATACGGTTTCGGGCACAATCAATTATTCAATAACCAATCTCGGTTGATGTGGCCTTCCACCTTTGAGCAACGGCTTGAGAGTTGGTCACAACTCCGGGCCCAGGCTGCCCAGGCTGATTCTGAATTGGCCCTGTGCCTGATCAACGCCTGGTGGTTTTGTGCCCCATGGCGTGCTTACCATTTGCACTGGGATGACCGGCCCACCTGGCCAGATCCTTGGCAATTATTGAGCGACAACATGTACTGCGGTCTTGCTCGCGGACTAGGAATCGTGTATACTATAGCTATGCTAGATCGTGTAGACCTACAGGATTCCTATTTGGTAGACACTGGTAGTGACAATTTAGTCCTGGTAGACAAAATGAAATATATACTTAATTGGGACGCTGAACAAGTGTTAAATATCAACCCAGGACCCTACAAAGTCTATCACAGTGTTAGTCAGCAAGAAATAAAACAACAAATTAAATAATAATGAAAACAATCATAGTACAAAAGCGCAATGGTCTTCGCGAGCCCTTGGCACTGGAAAAATGGCAAACACAAATTGCAAAAGTATGCGCAGGTATTGCAGACGTTAGTCAAAGCATGGTAGAAATCAAGGCACAATTGCATTTTTATGATGGTATTACCACCAGAGAAATTGATGGCATTACTCTTAGAGCAATTGTAGACTTGATCGATGTAGAATCAAATCCCGGTG